GGCCACTTGTTTCCCTGAAGCTGGCTCAGGCTGAGGCAGTCGATCTCACCTTCGGTCAATGTCACACGCTTACCACCGTCACGCCACAGGTGTGAACCGTACAGGCCCATGGACTTGGCATCGCCAAGGATGAGGAAGTCCTTGTTGGGGAAGCGCACCTTCTGTGCCACAGGATTACCGGCGGGGTCACAGTAGGTAGCCACCTGCACGGGGTTGCCGTTGTATGTTGCAACGCCGTACTTAAAGAAGCGGCAGGTCTCTTCGTTAATCATCCGCTTGTTCAGCGGAAGGTAATTGATATCAAGCAATGCGCTAGGCATTTTGGTCTCTCCTGTTTCTGTTTGATCGTCTGAGGCGAAGTAAGTACGGCATCCAAAGCAGAAGCCGTGTCCGTCTGAGTAGCGTGCTAGGTTGTCTTTTGATCCACACTCTTCGCACGGCTCGTGCCGGAGGAAGTTTGAATCTGAATTACAATCTTCGGGGAGCATTGAGGTGTGTTTGTCCAGTGCTTGGAAGCATCGACCATAACAACCTGACTGTCGTCATTCCACACGATGCCATTGCATCCGTCGAAGACGGCTTTCACAAAGTTGTCGATGTCGGGCTTCGGGTGCGAGAGCTTAGTAGACTTTGGTTTCTTGGCGAAGAACCAAAGGCTGACGGTGAGCTGAGAGCTTAGCGGTGTCTTGTCCCCCACCACCCGGCGAAGCTCACGGTGGAAATCCTTTCGCCACCGTGAGTACTTCGCTGGATAGTAGGTGCCGAACTTACCCACCCTTGGACGGGGGCAGGGTACTGGATCAAGATTGATCTGGTACGTTCGGCTATCTGACATCGCTTCGCCTAAGCGTATCAGAAGTCAGGCGAACCGTCACCCACCGCAGCCTGCTCCTTGCTGGCAAATGGGTTAGCCTCGCCATCAGTCTCGTAGCCATCCTCAGCAGAGAACCCAAAGCTCGTAGCATCCTTGCTACCGTAGGTCTTCAGTTCAAGAACCTGAACGCTACGACAACGCAGAGAAATACCGAAGCCAAGGCTGGCAGAGAACCAGGGGTAAACCTCAGCGTTCACACGGATCACCGAGCCGCCGCCCACCTTGTCGCTGTCAGCGGGGATGGGGTTGAGCTTGGCATCAAACAACATGGGACGCTGCTCCCAGGACTTGCCTGCCTTGGTCTTCACGACAGCCTTCAGGCTGAACTTGAAGTCCACGAAGCCATCCACGGGGACCTTAGTCTCGGTCTCCTTGTCATAGTTGGTGGCATCTGCCCACGGCATCGGGGCAAGCTTGATGTTCTTCTTGCCCAGCTTCTTCAGCTCCACTGCCTGTGCTTCGGAGTGAATCTTGGTGAGCTTGGCAATCAGCGGCGCAGCTTCTTCTTCGGTCAGGCGAAGGGTAACTTTGTAGGTACCTTCGGGATTGAACTTCTTGTCCGGCTCGTTCAGAGTCGGGAAGATGGCGGTGCCCTTCGGCGTAACAACGGTCTCGTTCTTAGTCATGGTGTCTCCAAAAAGGATTGGCGATCAGGCGAAAAAGTAGTCAGCATTCCGTAGCTGACTAATGTCCAGCGAGCCCTGCTTCGGGGGATCAGGAAGACTGATTCCCTTCGGGAGGTACTTGCTCATCTCAGAGTGTACACCATGAAGCAGGGGGTTGTCAAACATATCAACCGCACATTCCCGAATAATTGTTGAAATGCTTCCTGCGTCAGCAGGGCACACACCAAAGCTGTCGTGGATGCAGCTGATGTCAGTGATGCCACAGTTCTTGGCCATGTTCACGGTCCGCATAAGCAGTGCGGCATCAAGACTATGGACAAAGTTGGGACTGATGCCATTGACGTTGCGCTTCTTGCTGAGCTCTGTGCCGTCAACAATCATGCGGTGCTGCCTGATGGTGTGCCCGATGCTGGTCTTGACCATCACCTTGCTGGACTTCTTGTAGCCCTGCTCCACCAGGAATCCCGTAGGTGCAGTCCATCGGATCGGAACATTGGCATCAATGTGAATGACTGCCACCTGCTTGAGCCAGTCCATGCACTCTCGTGCCGCCACAACGGTCTCAGAAATTGCGTCCCAAATGAGTCCACTCAGGAACAACACAGGTTGGAAACTGTCCAGTTTACCGAACGGTGCGTTACCTGTCGACTTTGCCTTGTCACGATACCACTCATCGACGTATCCACGGGCACTGTATTGGGTCAGTCCGTAGGGCAGGCACATGACCACACGCTTGGTTGTCTTGCGGTCGATCCCAAAGGCCAACCAGGTCTGTGCCAATGGATCACCGATGGCTGCCAGCTTCTCCTTCACCCTGTCAGCAACGATCTGGTAGATGTCCTGAGGTGTGTCGGTCTGTACACAGTTGGTAGCCAAGGCTCCGATGGGGTCCTTCAGCAGCAGAGAAAAAATCTGGAGGCCGTTGTTAGAGCCATCCAGATGAATCGGAAGTCCGCTGCTAGTACCAGGATTGTCATGCACACGGGCCCACTCCATGGCGAACGCAAGGAATGACCACGGCTTGTCTGCCTCAGTCCACTCCATGTTGGCCAAAGGATCACGGCCAGCAGCAAGGATCATGTTGTGGTTGTCAGTGATCCAGCCCACTCGTGACTTGAAGTCCACCTTGTCCATGCCCCAGCTGTTGGCACCGTGGACAGCCAGCCAACTCATGGCGTTGTCGTCAACGGGCTTGCCCTTGGTGAACGTCAGCAGGGACCGCTGCCAGTCAGCACCTTGGTTGTTCAGGAAGATCGGCTTGGGGTAGACACGGCCACGAAAGTCCAGCTCTTGGGGGAAGTAAATGGACCGGCCACCAAACTTCTCAGCCAGCCAAAGGGTCTTGCTGACGGCCACACGCTTGGATCGGTCAGCCTCGTTGTCACAGTGGATCTTTGCTGCGGCCTTGCGCCAAGACCTACGGGCATCCACGTTGGTGTCAATGTCCACAGGCTTCGGTGGGATAGGTGATCCTGACCGGCTAGGCAAATCACCAATCGAAATGTCCTGTTCCCAGCAGTGACGAAGCACTTCGGCAACACGACTATTGACAGTCCACTCTGTCTCCTGAATGTTGTTCACTGCCTGATAGACCTCAGGCATCTCCAGGTTATCCAGGGTTGCCAGGTACTTTCTGCTGTGGACCTTGACCATGGGCTTGCGACCAAAGGCCACACCGAAGTAGCCGCCGGTCCACACCGAATCCCACTTGCGTGGGGTCACGATCATGGGCATGTACACAGGAGCCAGCAGCGTGGCTGCATCGTGACTCTTCTCAAGCCATTCCAGGAACTCATCTGTCCCTCTCACAAGGACAGTCTCCTTGCCCAGTGCATTGCTGCGGTTGATGGTGTCGATGATCCCAGTGTGCTGCCGCATGAGCTCCACAAGGACCAGCCCAACGGCTGTCCGATCCTTGGGTGACCACTTGGGTAGTACGATGTTCTGGTACTTGGCAGAGCGGGAGATGTGCTTGATCTTCGTCTGGTCGCTAGGCTGCCTGCTGAGGTTCTTCATCATCAGCCGCCAGAATCCCTTGTGATTCTTGGCCAGCCAACGGAACTTGGATTCGTCTTCGATGAGGCGACCAAGGGTTACCGCTAGGGATGTGATGGTGCGGCTCGACGTGATGCCATCAATGACCGACCTACAGGTGATCATCGCAGCGACATCGAATGGGATCTTCTCCAGGTAAGGGAGAACGCGGTGCATCCTGCCAGGAGCACGAGAAGCTTGAGCAACCCAGAGCTTGATGCCTTCGCTGAGAAGCTGTGTAGACTTCTCCAGCACACGCTGCCCAGCAGGTGTACAGGTCTCCAGCTTGTTGGCCCGATACTTGGAAAGCCTAGACAGATACCGTGCTGTACCCAGCTCGGACATCTCCGATTCAAGCTTCTCTTCGTTCACCCTTGGTGATCCTTTGGGTTAACTGAGGGTATCCTGAGGAGTACCCTTGTATATTATTCTTATACTTACTATCCTAAGGTTGTCCTTGGGATTATCTTAAAGATGATTCTAAAGGTTGAATCCTAGGAGTAATGCAGGAAATCTGAAAACTTTTTTCAAATACACGTCTTACCCGTCAGCTTGACTAGAGTGTGTCAGCAAGACTATCGTCAGCACGACTAGCGGACTCCCCCTGGTCGGTCCGCCGGTGCCGGTGGCGTTTCACCTTTCACTGAAACCTGAAACCGTTTCACCTTTCACTGAA